AGTTACTGGAACAAACACAATCTGTGCAACACGATCACCCTTATTTAGAGCGACAGTCATAGCACTATTGTTGACAAGTGATACAAGAATCTCACCACGGTAATCAGAGTCAATGACACCAACGGAGTTACTTAAGGTAACACCCTTGTTTGCCAAGCCGGATCGTGGAAAGACAAGACCAACATAACCAGAAGGAATGGCAATACTAATTCCTGTCGAAACTAAGTGGACACTTTTGGCACTTAGCAGTACATCACAAGCCACCTTTAGATCAGCACCCGCAGCACCAGTAGTCTTATACTCTGGTTTACAGCGGGGATCATGGGATACCATAGGTATACCCTGTGGGCTGTGGTTATAGGATTGAATATTGTATTGATTAGGATCAGTATAGGTTCCTGACTCAGCATCATAGCAAGTAACATTAGTCTCCATTAGTATCTCCTTGGTTATCAGTCTTAGTAGCTCCAACTATTGGGCTGAATAGTCGAACTGTTTTAGTTTTCTTATCGAACTCATTGTGGCGTAGAATACGCACACATCTAGCCATAGCTAAGCAGTACTCGTAGTCGTACTTACTACCATCTTGGGGCTTAGCTTGGTCATAAGCTGCCAAAACAGCAGCCGTCCAGTTGTATTGGGGTATATGCTTCAGCCATTTATCCGCCTTGGCTGGCCCCCACTTCCAGATACCGGGGATATTATCGGTCGTATCTCCGGTAATCCATTGCTTATGGAAGTTTAGATCCGCCGTATAGTCATCCACAAAGGTAGGGTCGGCTTCCTTATCGGGGTTCCAATGCCATCCGGGGACAGACCGTAGATCCTTGTCGATGGTTACAGCCAAAGATTTACCAGAGGAAGCCCCCATACCCATGATATCATCCGCCTCTAGGGTAGGGATCTCCACGATATCATGCTTCCTAATAAGCTCTAGGGCGTAGTCCATGCAGTCTGGAGTCTGCTTCTTAACATCCCGGTGGGCCTTATAAGATTCCCAGAATGTCCTGCGGAAGTTATCCTTACGGGAACAAGACATAGCAATGAACACTTTCTTAACACCTACTGGTGTCCATGCCTGAATGTCATGCTCAATACGCATGGGTAACTCATCCACTCCCTCTTGATCGGCCCAGAAAGCAGCACGATAACAAATAATATCTCCGTCTAGGATTGCAGTCTCAGGTCTTTTTGTGCTGCTTAGTGTTGTCATTATCATCTCCTTGGTTAATAATCATGTCAATAATTTCTTTGATGATAGTCTCTGGGTCTGGCTCTCGGTCATCTCTAGATGAAGTACAAAGCTCACATGTACATAGAGTATCAAGAAGGGATTCAGCAGTTATATGGAACCACTCTTCAAATCTATTAGTACACTTTGTTTTGTATTCCTCAAGAGTACCTTCATTCTTAATCACATAGTGGAACACTTCATTATAATCCTTATCGCCAGCCTCAATCTTGTTGGCTAGCTCTTCGGATTCATGCTGCCTCCACTCAGCATCGTGGTCTTCTAGTTCACGACCTGATGCACTAATGAACACAGTCAATGCCCGTAAGTCACGGGCGCAGGCGATCTCATTCATGTAACGACAGTCATCAACAATGATAACCTTTTCGTGCCATGTAGTTGGATCAGTCTTTAGTGCTTTCTGTTCCTGCTCGTAGATGAACTTGACCTTATCTCTAAACTTCTTTACCCAATAGTCTTCATCCTGCTCTCGCATGGATGAGCCTAGGGTTTGGCAAAACAAGCGATACTCTTCCGCATTCTTTTCTTTAGTGTATCCTTTTTCTTTTGCCTCATCCTTTAAAGCCTGAGCAAACGGCAATAGGATTGGGGTGTAGCCGTTGTTATAGGCATACTCACTTAACCACTTTGCTAGTGTTGTCTTTCCCACACGGGCGGGACCACCTAACATTATTACTATCATGTAGAATCTCCCATAGTTCTTTAGGTGTAAAAAGGTAAGGAGTTTCCCAACCTTTGAATCGTAAGTAATCACAGATGAAAGTGATACAGCTGGCTGGTTGTTTCATTCCAAGAAACTTACCACCAATTTGATAAGCAATCATCTTCCAAATATTAGGCTTCTCATAATTACTGGCGTAGGAAATATCAAGTTCATTCATATCCAGTTCGCCTAAATCATAAGAGTAATACTTCTTCACTCCCATCTGTAGTAGTAGCTCCAACTTTAGGGCGCGTATGGGATTGTTGTGAGTAACAATAAAAGCAAATGGTTTATTTATATTGAACTCAATATGAGCATGAGTATGACGGCTCCAAGAAAGTAAACGAACGATGTAATACCATTTTTTCTGGAGCGGCTTGAAATCGTAGAACGCAATCTCAGCCTTAACTTTCATAATAGATAGGCATCTTTAGATAGGTTGCGAGTGAATGTTCAACTCTTGCACCTTCTGAATGTTCCCATCCATGAAGCATAACTAAAGCGTCCGATGCCAGTATTGCGTTGATGTCTCTTTCCATGCATGAGCGGAGATGATCCTTTGAATCTTCAGCCGTGCTAGGATCAAAGCCCTCATCCTCATCCATCCTTGCTGGATTAAAGATACGCTTGACCATTGGATTCTTTAGCCACTTCTGTTCCGCATTATAGAATGCAGGAAAGTTGTGGCTTGGATATCCTCGCATCGGTCCTGCAATATAAATCGTTAGTCCTTCCATTGTAACTCCTTAATGGGTTTCTGCCCAAGTATTGCCGACACGATACTCGGCATCAATACGAATGTTTAGATTAAGTAACTCTCCTGCCTTGGTTGCAGCAGCAGTAACAGCCTTGCCGAAATCGTCGGCACAAGACTTAGGACAAGAGTATTGTAGTTCGTCATGGATATAGGCCAGCTGGTGTGCCCTGTGGCGCATCGCTTCCTTGCTGGCCTCTACCATCCAGTACTTACTTACGATGGCTCCTGAGCCTTGCAGCAGGGTGTTAAGGGCTGCGTGTTCGCTGCGTACCGGAACCTGTCTACCATCAGGCAGTCGTACCTTACCTGTCTTGACAGTTTCAAATCGAACAGCATCCTGAACCTTAGCAAGTGCAGGGATTTCTTTCTGAAACCGTTCGCGTAACTTACGAGCATCAGATACAGAGCAGTCACAAACCAAAGCAATCTTCTTATCACCAGCACCGTAGAGATAAGCATAGATAAATGACTTGGCTAAGGAACGACTAGACAAACCAGCAGCATGTTGATTGTGGGTATGAATGTCTCCGGTTAGTAGAACCTTTGCATATTCACCATTGTCGTACTTCGCCATGAAGTGAGCAAGCATACGCAGCTCAAGGCCAGATAAGTCTGCACCTACAACTACATCACCGGGGTCTGCAACCCACAGTTCTCTTGCACGATGATCACCACTAACCTGTGCAATGTTAGGTTGGCTGTGTGTGCAACGACCAGTAGCAGCACCTTGTGCATTGATGTTACCGTGGATACGGGTATCTCTGCTGTTGTTTGCTCTGGTGTTCCAATCCTCAACCATACCCATAAGCTTGACCGTGTTAAAGTACTCAGTCAGCTTCTTTGCTTCGGGGTATTCAAGAGTAGCAAGCACTGCTTCGTCTACCTTTGGATTACCCTTGTCAGTTAGCGGTGGCTCCCACCCATACTTATCAGTTAGACGAGCAGCAATCTGCTGTCGGCTACCGGGATTGAAGGTTTCGATCTTGTCCTTCAGCCTCTTGCCTGTCTTCTCTGAGTGTCGGATGATGATTCGGTCAGGAAAGATCTGACGCATTTCATCTTCGATACCAAGCTTCTCAAGCATAAGTGTTTGATACAACCGATCTCCAGCATCGCGGTCATAATTAAATCCATGTTCGACTTGCTCCATTAAAACCTCAGACACACTACTCTCAAACCGAACAAGCTCCTTGTTCTTAGTGATGAATGACTTCTGTGCTTGATAGATAGCCATGCCTAAGCGGGCATCTTGCAAACAGTAAGTACCCATCTCATCTGAGTATTGCTGCCAGCCTCCAGTGTAATCCATCTTGGGAAACTTTAAGTGTTTGCCCCAAGACTCCAGCGAGTTATCACCAATAGGATGATTGTTGATATCTGGATACATTAACTTGCTGATAACTAAAGTATCAACAATGCATTTCGGTCGCGCCATCCCGTACAGTCTACGCATTACGGGAAAATCGTAGCCCCAGATATTGTGCCCGATAATTACGGGCATCTCACTAAGGTACTTGACCAGATCTTTCATCTGGTGTTCTAACCAAAGGATGGGTTCCTCGTCATTGACCTTCGTTGCGGCACATAAAACTCTTGTAGCTTCTGTATATGGCTTGCCCTTGCTGTCAAGCACAAGCTCTCCTAATCCGTTACCTTCGATGTCAAGGACGCATACTTTCATTTAGTTCTCCTCTGGTTCAAATACTAACGAGCCATCCTCAGCAACGGCAAAGCCAATCTCTTTGAGGCGACCTGTAGTATGGTCATAGAATAAGGTAGCAGCAATTCCTGCTCTACCTGTCAGTCGATTCTTAAGTACACGCACAATAGTAGTATTAGCAATTTTGTCATCAGCATTCTGTCTGTCACGCTCTAGTGCAACTACTGTGTTAGGTACGCTAGCAAGCGCACCCGATCCACGCAGATCTTGCAGCGTGATACGATCACCTTCCTCATAGGCTTTCTCAGACTTCTTGAGCTGAGATACAATGTCAATATGCACACCAGTTCGGACAGCCAAGGCGCGTAGTTCCTTCATAAGTGTATCA